GTCGCAGCCACGGGCTGTTCAGGCGACGCCACGGGCGTTTCCTGGATGACTTGTTCTTCCATTTTTAAGAGTTAGTGGACTCTTCTACCTTAGTAGCCTTTTCTTTTTTGCTTGTCTTTTTAGCAGGAGAAGATTCTTCCTTCTTGGGAGGATTGATCTCTTCAAAACGCATTTCAGCCATTGCTTGGTGAGTAGCTACGCGCTTACTCTACCGCTGGTGCCTGGTCTTGCGACTCTGCAGCCATAGGAAGGATCTCGCCTTGAACAAGCATCTGCCTGAACTCTTCGCGATCAATAATGTTGCCTTCAAATAGCTGTGCCATAGCCGTAATATCCTGACCAATAAGACGCTGTAGATCAAAGTCACGGCTAATAGATACCTTGGGCGGCTCAATGCCTAGGTAGTCAGCAGCTAAGTTGTACGACTTTTGCAGTCCTGACTCAAGATCCATAGAAACCATTGACAGCATTGAGTTTGTGTCAATACGATCTAGGCGTCGTGCGTCAGCGGATTCGGCAACAAACTTTTGCTGGCTTAGCGTGCTGATGCCTAGCGAAGCCATTTGCTGTTGTAGCTCTTGGATTTCAGCTGATTGGGCTTCAAATGCAGTTGCAGCTGGCTGCACGTAATAAACCTGATTGCCAGGTTGTGTTGCCATCGCATAATTTACGCCAATCGCCATATCTTTCGTCTGGTCATCCCAGCCCTCAAGCACCAGCATTGGCTGCGAAGCGATATGCAAGCTGTGGATTAAATCGGCTTGACGCTGGAAATGAGCCAGATTCAAATAAGCGATGTCCAATAGCGGCGGCCTGCTTGCCATTACATCTGTTTTATTGGCATAAATCGTTACTAACGGGATCTGATCTAACGAGTACGGGCCAGATTCCACCAGTTGATATTCACCGCCAGCTTCTGTTTGTTGGAACGAAGCAGGATATGGGAACTCTCCCTGCATTTCTTGTTTCTGTTGCTCTTGTCGGAATACGCGATAACGACCAGGCTCAATCACCCTAATTTGATCAAATACTTTTTCGCCAAAATCTCCATCGGCAACAACTGCTTTCTCCCCAATACGCACTTGGGTCAAGCTGCCATAATTTGACTCACGATCCAAACGCCAGCCATAGACATTGGTTGGATCAACTTCAATCCAATATGGGCGGCGATTTAATGCACGCTCTTCTGCCAAATTCCTTGCAGTAGAAGGCGCTGGGAAATCAACCAACGTATGACAATGCCCATACGTCAAAGCACAAATCAAAAGGCGGCGTGCGTACTCGTCTAGATCCGATCCACAACCATCAACATCCTTATTGAAGATCTCTGTCCAATAGGGGTCGCCTTCAATGTTGATAGGTTTGCGTAAAATTAGACCGGCTGCTGAACGCACTAATCGTTGCGTATATGGCGTGAATACAGCCCTGTTTACCCGCGATAAATACGCTGTGTAGTCTTCGCGTGGTTCGATCGGTAGGAATGTTTCGCTGTTCTCTCGCAGGTACTCTGTACCGGTCGTGACGGCTTTCATTATTTCCCAGCCCTTCATCTGGTCCAACACTGCGCGAGTGCGAACAAAAGGACTGTCTACACTTCCCAGACGGGAAGAGCTGACCTGATGGGTCCGCACTGAGCCGGGAACTGAATAAGTCATGTCACCATTTTACTTTGTTAGCCCAATATGCGGCACTCATTTTGCCCTTAGCAATATTCTTAGCATGACGTGCTTTAAAGCTTTTACGCTTGGCTTTCATGGCTTCGCTTTCGCCTGCTTTTGGCTTGCCTGCAGTACTAGCGCCCTGCTGACCAAACCTAATTAAACGTACAGCCTCACCATCTTTCACCACAACGGCATGAGACTTCCCACTCGAATGACCGGGTGTCTTGATCGGCTTGCTGTAACCAGCAAACTTATGGCCGCCGCGTGTGATCTCAGCCATTACTTCTTCTTCTTGGCAGGTTTCTTGGCCGTTTTAGCTGCTTTCTTGAAGTCTTTTGCAGTTGGTGCGCCAGGATCACCAGCTTTTTTCATCTTTTCGCCTGATCCCGCAGCAATGCGCTTTTTCTTCGCCGCAATATTGTCGTACAACCCCTTCTTCTTCTTGGCAGGACGGCCCTTTTTGCTTCCGTAGGTTCCAGCTCCTTGGGGCATGACAACGCTTAGCTTTGCCCTATTCTAGCCTTTCGTGCCAATCAATCACTACATTGAACTGCCCAAAATGCGAAGGCAAATCTCGCATGACAAAAACCTATAGCAACAGGCCAGATGAAGTTCGGCGCTACTACACATGCTTGGCCTGCTCTCACAAATTTGTCACGACACAACCCCTAGGAGAACTTACAGAAACAATTTGCGAGCGCATTTCAGGTGAAAAACACCCTAACTCCAAATTAGATAACGAGAAAGTTATCGCGATGAGACAATACGCAGCTGAAGGGGCTAGCTCTTTTGAATGCAGCCTTGTTTGGGACGTATCTCAAAAAGTGGCCTGGAATGCAATCGTAGGAAGAACGTGGAAACACGTTAAATAATCTGCTCAATACAACCGATAAGATGTAGTGCCTAAAGTTTCTGGCTTTGCAAGGTTAAATTGTTGCAGAACTAGATAGCCAAATGCGTCAAATGCGTGGTCTACTCCTAAATTCTTGTTTGGTAGACCCGTGTTTGGCGTGTAAGTTAATGTCCTTAAATCCTTGATTAACTGCTTGCAGCGTGGATGGATTACGGTTCTTCGCGTTCCAGCAGCATCAAGTAGGGCAGTGTTGACGGCTGTGATCTTGTCTCGGATCTTCCATGGTGCTCTGGGTGATTGAACTGTAAAACCGCTACGACGCAAGATCGTGTGGTCCGTTACGCCAATACCACTTGTTTTTCTTGCTCCGCCTGTAGGGTCTGGACACGCAATAATTCGCCTGTCAACCCCATATCGTCGCGTAACCTCTTCCGCAAAGTCCCAAGTTGTCGCTCCACCACGCAACATAATCTCATCAAAGACGTATAACGTGTCGTTGTCTTTTACGGCGCAAATGCCGCTCATTGGATCAACGTTAAAGTCAACGCCCAACAGTAATGGCAAGACTTTAATATCTTTGGCTTCGGTAGATATGTTGTTATCTGAAAAGCTGACCGCTACTAAGCCTGTGAGGTTCTCGAAGCTGGCCTCAAATTCTTGACGAAATGTTCTTGTGTCAAGTTGGGCGCGGGCTGCTTCCACTTCATGCGCACTAACATTGCCTCCGTCAATTGTTGTATAACTCCAGCGTTGCCATAAATTTGTTACGTCTTCTGGCACATAACACCACAAGTCATAAAACCAACTAGCAGTGCCGTCTGGTGTTGAAATAAATAATGCCCAGCCTTCCTTATCTGCTAACGCAGGCCGAATCACCTCAAACCATACGTCCGAACTCATAAAGGCAGCCTCATCCAGTACTACACCGGATAAACTGCGGCCCCTCAAAGCCATTGCATTCTCTGTTCCCTTTAGCTCAATAGTGGAACCGTTTATTAGTTCGAGTCTTAGGTCCGTCTCATTCTTGGTCTTGATCCAGATTCTTGGTACAAGTTTCTTCAGTGCTCGCCACGCAATGTCCTTTGCCATCCGATACGTTGGCGCACAATAAAAAAAGGTCTCCCCAGGACGGTTTATCGCTCCACGCAATAATTCAACGCAAGATAAATAGGATTTGCCGAAGCGACGGCCCGCTACTAGGACGCGAAAGCGTTTGTCGCAGGAAAATACTTGGCCCTGCGCCCAGCGAAGTTGGATTGGTTCTGTTTTTTGGCTCATAAATGCCACATTACACAGCTTTTCAACCCCCTACCCCCCTGTTTTAAGACTATGAGGCGCTTTAGCAGTTAAGATCTTGGAAAAGGTCGGGTTTACATGTCTCAAGAAGAACGCCGCTCCAATAATGCAAAGGAAGACCGCGTGCGGCGTTTATATCGCAGGCAACTCGAAGGTCTTTCCGCAAGGGCACTCGTTTATGAGCATGTTGATAAGGAAAACGTCAGCATCCAAACGGCTTGGCGGGATTGGGCCGAAGTAAAGCTTCTCGTTGATGAAGATTGGAAGTCTGATCGCGAAAATATGTTGGCGCGGCTTCAGCACATGCGCACCAAACTCTTTAATCAGGCGATCAAGAAGGGGCAATTGCAAACGGCAAGTCAGGTTCTGGATTCCATTGGACGTGTTATTGGCGAGTCCGTTGAAACCGTCAATATTCAGGCTCCTGATTTGACCATCAAGATTGAAGAGAAGCGGGATTAATTAACCCCCTACCCCCACTGACTTAATAGCCTCTTCGCAAGAAGGGGTTTTTTATTGAGAATCAACAAAATGGGCAATATATATCTGGGGTATGGGGGCTCCCTATGCCGCTAAGCGAACTGCAACCCCTCCCCCTGTGCCAGTGGCCAGCTGTCACGCGCAGGCTTAACATTTCTTTTCACATTGGGTCTTCCAAATGTGGCACAAATAGGCTATTATTTGGGAACTGAGAGCAAAAACACTTTATCCGCTCTCAGCGCTCGCACAACTCGCAGCGTCACAGCTGCATCCTGGCAGCCTGAACCGATCTTGGGCCACTCTCAGGCAGAACATGAAAAAGCTACCCACTGAAGCCCACCAACCACACCAACCAACAACCACACCATGACAATCCGCACAATTGAAGAAAGTACGCTTGACTCCTGGCGTATCGGTGCCACACTGTCCGCCTTTCTTCTCTGCCTTACGTTTGGCGCTGTCGTCTTCCAAGCAGAAAACGAGTCAGCCATGCAACGCTGTCTACGCTCCAATGCAGAGAAGACCGAATGTCTCTTAACTGTTTACGGTAGATAAGAAACAGCCTAGCAATCGCTAGGCCTTTTTCATGCTACGCTGTGCCACAACCACACCAACCAACCCATGAGTTATCACCAATTCCGAGACCAGACCGGAGAGCCTTACGGTTCTTTCGAGACTTTCTTTTATTACGACTCGCTCGGCAAAAACCGCCCTTACCGTCTTGGCGAGCGCGGCTGGTACTGGCATTCTTGCCAGCCAGGATGCCTGCCTGATGGTGACCTATCCGGTCCCTTTGCAAACGAACAAGAGGCCATCATCGACGCGACGGACTTTATCTAACCGCGCCAACAACACACAACAACCACACAACATCATGACGCTATCCGATGCCGCACGAGAGTTAGAACTTTATGCAGACAATACGATCTGGATTAATCCAGTCCTTCAGAACCTGAGCAAGCACCACAAGCGCGGGAATTTCTCGCTTGATCTAGCCATCCACTCGATCGAGCGTTACTGCCTCACACCAGCCGCTAAGCAATACAACTTAGAACACGGCAGCATGACGACACCATGGCATCACATCTTTCCTAAAGCTGTAAGGCTTGAAGCTGCTGAGGTCATGGCCAGGCGTTATTCAGCCGAGTTCAAGCTTGGCAACTATTGGTAAACCGCACCAACAACACAGCAGGCCTCATCTGGAGGCCTATTTTTATGCCTTGCAAAATCCAGCATGATGTCTTAGATTGTGCCACAAGGGATAAAACCCTAACCACAACAAACCAACGCTTATGGACAAACCACAGCGACAAACCCACGTCTTTCATCTTTGCCAGTACACCGAACGACACGGCCACCAAGTTGTCTATCAGCTAATCACATCACAGAATGATGCTGATGAGTTAGCCGATGGATGGAATGAACAGTTAGCAGAGCGGGGGATCCCTGGCTCTATCTGCTCTTGGTACATTACCGGCCCACACCAGAACACCTCAGGATTTAGCTGATGACCCCAGCAGAGTTACATCTTAGGTATCCAGAAAATCGGATACGTTACTGCCTGAAATGGCTTGAACAGTATCCGAACGACTGCCAAGAATGGCAGCAGGCAACAAAAAAACGGCTTTATGAGTGCATCTCAGAAGCCGATCAACTCACACACTACGACTAATGAATCACAACACAGACGACTTTATGCTGCCTAGCGAATTGGAACCAGCATGGCCACCATCAGACGATGACATTGAAGCAATGGAGCTTGACGCCTACGACAGGCAGAAACTTGACGATTTAATTGCTGAGGAACTTTGGCTCGAAACCCTGCCATCCGTACCAACACCAGCAGAGTTAAACCCAAATCTCAAATAACCAACCTGTCCAACTTTTCCACTTTGTCCAATTTTAATGTCAACCCAACAGGAAGTCCAAGCCCGCCTGAGTTACACCACAGCAATGCTTGAAAGGGGTATCCGTACCGCTTCAGTTGCCACAATGGTCAGCGCAAAATTTTGCGTCTCACGTTCCACCGCTTATAACGACATCACAGCCGCACAGGCTGAGATCGACTTAAGTGACGATGGACCAAGCCTTGAAGAAGCTTCCGAACCAATCAACACAGACAGCGTCCTAGCAATGCTCCAGCATCGCCTAGAGGTCTCTGTGGCCACTGGTGACGATAAGGCTGTATGCAGCTTGATTAAAGCCATGAACCAAGCCAAACAATGGAATGGATACCGAACACAGTCTGCCTCACCCTTTGCCTAACGCTCCAATGAACATCAACACCAAAGATGGTGGCTTCCTAATCGCAAGCTTAGGGCGTTACACCAGCAAGACTGAAAAGATCATCTTCTTTAAGACTAGGGCTGGTTCCCTGGTTAGTAGCTACTACGTCAGCACCTTTAACTCGATTAAAGAAGGTGATGGCTTAATGCTGTCTAATTCTTGTGATCCTGATCAAGTTATCGATGGCGATGAAGTCGCCAAGTGTAAAACCTTTATTCGCAACCACTCATGACGTACCAGCAACCACAACAAGAATACGAATCAACCAAGATTGAGAGGGTCTTAAAGGAGCTTCAAGCTATCGTTAAGCGTGACGGTAAACGTCACCTCATGGACCAACAACTTTCGCATTCAATGCAGGAGCTGCTTCAATATGAAGTGATTCCGCTTCTTGAAGCCGAAATTAATTACGACCCAACACCACAGTATTGATCAATGAAACAAGAACTAATCTCACGCCAACAAGCTGATCGTGCCGTTAATCAGTTGCTGTCTGTCATCGTTGGCAGAAGACAGGCATTAGCGTCTAATCACTTGGAAAACTATCTTTCAGAGCGTTTAGACCTTTGTATTAAGTTGATTGGGCAAGAAATGGAGCACGATATAAAAGTGGGAAATCCTGAAGTGGTTGGGGCTGCCCTAGGTAGGTCTCAACGCAAGCTTTCTAGTGTTCAGTCATTGAAAGTATTGGCTGCTTTAATTAGTGAGGTTGAATGGTCATGACTAGCTTTTCTAGTTGGTCTAAAAGACCAGAGGATATGCGGGCAGCAGCTAAAGCCAGGGCTGTTGCTGCGCTCCACAAAAAACATAGTAAAGGGCTTACGCAGTTAGAACGGGCTTACCTTCATGCCCTGAAGACTGGCCGCCTTGATCTTGATGATTAACACCATGGCCAGCTGACTTCTAGCTCTTCTTCCCATGAATGGCTATTTATTGGTCGTTCTAAAATGTATGCAGTAAGTAGACGTTTCATCTCTATGAATGGGATTTCTACTTCTGCTGCTGCTTTTGCCACATTCTTTTTTCCCCGATAACAAAGATCTAACGCTTCTTCAAGCCTCATCCCACCGCTCCAACCGCAACCATTGCCATATAACGGTCTAAACGCTCTTGCCACCTAACTTCGCAACCACGCATTTCTAGTTCGCTCAGCATCCGCAGTTGAATGGTCCCATTGGACTTGCCAATAATTACCGCTCCACCAGCAACACGGATGCCTGCTCTCTCATATAAGGCAAGGCTGTAGGCACCAAGCTGGTCTTGATGGTCTTTCATCCAGGCTTCGGGCTTGTCTTCCTGCCTACTGCTGGTCTTGAAGTCGCAGATCGTTAAACCTAGTTCTGTGTCCAATAGGGCGTCTGCCGTTCCAGCAAAGCCTGATGAATGGCTCACACTAAATTCTGAAGCATGAATGGCCGTTACCGCTCCACTTACCAACCAGTCGGATAAACCTCTGGCGTACTCACGGGCTGCCCACGATACCTTGGGCGCTCCCTTTTCTGACTTCTTAAGTGCCCAGGTGGTGATGGCTTTTGGAGGACGTGCCAAACCATCATCCCAAACCTTCCACGCTCCTTTC